GCTTATATGTTTTACTCTATAATTCATTTTAAGGCATCATATCTTAACTCTAAGGGTATGCAATAGGATAGGTAAGGCGTTTCCCTTTGTGTTCATAAGATAGTCCCTTAAATGCAAAGTATTAAAGTCAAGTGATCACAAAGGTATAAAACCCCCATTACAAAGGATAAAGATAGATTTGCATAAGGTAGCTACCCTCAGACTGTTTCCTATTCACCCAGTGCACCACATTTTAGCTACGTTTTTTATTCAAATGGTACCTTTGGATACGTTTTGTATGCAAGTGTACACCTTTGGGAGCATCTTTGGATACGATTTTTATGCGTGGAGCAAAGAGGGGTACCCTAGGTAGAGTTGGGGGCCCACTAAAAAAATCCTAATACTTTTTGGGATAAATATGTAAACAATGGGAAATTATTATTAGTAAAAACAAAGAAATCACTCGTTTTATAGAAAAGTTGTTTAAGTTTGCGTGTAAACTCTTATTAAGACTCATTCTAAACAAGGGTATTTCGGGGCGGAACTACTTCTTAAAATACTAAGGGTCAATAAGTTAAGGTTATTTAGAATGATTATAAATAAGGTTAGAGTATATATATTATACTTAGTATATACTTAGTGTAATACTTAGTGTAATACCAACAAGACAAAATTGAAAAACGTGTTTAAACCAAAATGAGCCTAAAAAAAATATAGGGCATTTTCAAAGTTAATAAACAACTACAAAATGGAAGAACAAGAATATCAAAAGCCTAAACGCAAGCTTACCGAGAATCAATTAAAGAATCTCAAACCTATCCAACCTGGTGAAATAAGAAATCCCAATGGTAGGCCCAAGAATATGTTCCGCAAGGTCATGGAGGAGGTAGATAAATCACTTCGTATTCGCATGACTAAGCAAGATGTTGTAGATGTGGTTGCTATGGTTAATTCTATGACCGTTGCTGACATTAGAATGATTGCGATGGACTCACAGACACCTGCCTTCATTTCGGTGATTGCAAATGCCATCTTAGGTGACATTAAAAATGGTGAGATGAAGAATAGCCAGTTTATGATTGAATTTCAACATGGCAAGGCATCCCAAGCAATACAATTAGAAACGAATGTTAAAGAAGATATATTAAATCCAAAATTATTGACCGATGAGCAAATCCGAGAAAGACTTAGCCAAATTAGAGAAAGAGATATTGACGAGGGAACTTTCGAGGAGGTCGTTTAGTAACTTTGTTAAATTCATTAAACCCGATTATGATATGCAATGGTTTCACCAAGTGATTGCCGATCATTTGGATTTAGTGTATGCGGGTAAAATTAAGAAGTTAATGATCTTTGTGCCTCCACAACATGGAAAGTCTGAGTTGTCAACACGAAGTTTTCCCGCTTATTTACTTGGAAGAAATCCAAATCTTAAATTAGCCTTGATTTCTTATAATGCTACCTTAGCCGAGCAATTTAGTGGAGAAATACAAAGAAGAATCGTGGGGGAGGAATTTAAACTACTTTTTCCAGAAACAAGAATTGGCGAGAAAAAAGGGGAGGCGATTAGGATGGCCGAGTTTTTCCAAACCGTTAATTGCCAAGGTTATGTTAAAGCCGTTGGTAGAGGTGGTTCTTTGACCGGTACATCGGTTGATATTGGTATTATTGATGATCCACTTAAAGATCGCCAAGAGGCCCAATCAAGTGTCATTAAAGAACAACTTTGGAATTGGTACACCGATGTGTTCGAAACGAGGTTACATAACGGTTCTGCACAAGTTCTTATCCAAACAAGGTGGTATGATGATGATTTAGCTGGAAGGTTGCTAGAACGTGATGATGACTGGACAATTATTGAATTTCCCGCCATTCGTGAGAAAGCTGAAAATAGTTATGACACAAGAAAAGAAGGTGAGGCTTTGTGGCCCGAAAAACACGCATTAGAGAAACTTTTAAGAGTTAAAAAGAATGAACCGTTTACTTTTGAATCTCTTTATCAGCAAAACCCTAAACCAAGTGTTGAATCCCTTATTTATCATGATTGGCAACCTTGTGAGTTTTTTCCAAAGGATGTAGATGTATTGTTTAGTGGCCTTGACTTTGGTTTCTCTAATGACCCTACGGCATTGATTAGAATTGCAAAATTAGGAAATAAGTTATACCTTGATGAAGTTATTTACCAAACGGGATTAACTAATTCCGATTTAGCAAAAAGGATTAAGCTTTATCCGGATAAACTCGGTGAGATTTATGCCGATAGTGCCGATCCAAAATCTATTGAGGAATTACGCAGAGAAGGTTTACCAATCAAGAAAGCGGTTAAAGGAAACGATAGTGTTAATGCCGGTATAAGTAAATTGCGGGAATATGAAGTGTATTACACGAGGAGGTCAAAAAACATTAAAAAGGAAGTAGATAACTACCAATGGATGATGGTGGGTGGGAAACAAATTAACAAACCCATTGATGACTTTAATCACGCATTAGATAGTATTCGTTATGCAGTTTATACTAAGTATTCAAAGAAAAAACTTATTATTTTTTAGACATGGGATTATTAGATTTTTTTACAAGCAAGAAAGCCATTAGTACAATACAAAGTGTTAAGCAATGGCAGATGTTCAATGGAGGACAAACGTATTCTCTTTATAGCACAGATTATCGTGATGCAATCAATAATGGATTTGAAAAGAACGTAGATGTTTATGCAATTGTGGATGATATATCTGCAAGAGCCGTTGAAGTCCCATTAGAGTTGTATCAAGCCAATAAGATGCAAATCAAGTCGGTTAATAAGTATAAAGCCTTATTGACAAGACCTACTGATAGAAGTATTATGGAGGCTAATTCAATTCGTTCTAAAGCAATGAAAGAGTTAGAAGAACATCCAATTTTAGCTTTACTTAAAAGACCAAACGGTTACCAAACATCAAAGCAATTTTTCCAATCATTATTCTCTTGGGATTTATTAACAAAAGATGTTGGTATATGGGGAGAAGAAGACCCAATTAAACCGGGTAAGATAGCAAGACTTCACGTTATTGCTCCTTTTGATTATACAATCGTTACAGATGGTTTTAGAAGAATTGTTAAATATAAAATACATTCAATTAATCAAGAAGTTGATCCGGCATTCTTTTTATCGTTTAGATCATTTAATCCCGACTTCAATAACCAAACTACCATTCATCGTGGGTTCTCACCTTTAAGTGCTGGAGCAAGAGTTTTGCAAAAAGCCAATAGTGGAGAAGAAGTAGCAATTGAAAACTTTGAAACAAGGGGTGCGGTTGGATTTATTTATAAGGATGATAACAATACAGAAGATATTGATCCACAAGGTCAAAAAGATTTAGAAGATAAAGTTCATGATAAAATCTATAACTCTGGTGCTAAAGGTCGAGTTGTATTCTCTAACACCAAAGTTGGATTTACTAAGTTATCTACTACTAACATTGATTTAGATTTAAGAGCAATGAGCAAGTTATCTACCGAACAATTATGTAGATTATGGCATTACCCTTATGTTCTTTTAAATGCCGATAATTTAACCGAAAGTAACTTGGCTCAATTTATCCGTAGAATGATTATCAATTGCGTTGTTCCAATGCAATCAAGAGTATGTGAAGGTTTATTAGAGTGGTTGGCTCCAAGCATGGGTTTAAATCCTTCTCAATATGTTTTAAGATTTGATGTTGATGCTTATCCTGAGATGAAACAAAACTTCTTGGATGCAGCAAGTATATTGGAAAAATTAGATGGTGTTCTTACCCAAGATGAGAAAAGGGTGTTTATGGACTTTGAGCCAACTAATGACCCAATCATGCAACAGGTTTATATTCGTTCTAATCAAGTGCCATTAGGTAGCCTTAGTATTGATCCTACCGAAATTGGTTCAATGGTAACCGAAGAAGATTAATGGAAACATGGGCCATCATATTGAACTCGGTTACAATAACAAGTTCCTTTTGGTTCGGTTTCTTTCTTATTTATGATTCTAAATTGAAAAACAAAGAACGCGAAAAAGTTGAAAAACTTTTTAAAGATAAAAGATGGTAAGCGAAGAAATGTATAGGGTTGCATGGCGAAGGAGGCACGATATTAATGAACGTGCCTTATTTGCTTATATACGCACCAAGTTAGCCGTAGAAACAAAAAAATACCTTAATTCTTTAGATGGTAGAAATCCACAAACATTCCACATAACAAATCACTTTAATGAAAGATGGTTATTGGAGATTATGCGTGATGCTTATACTAAGTTTGGTTTAAAGCAAGGCAAATTCTTAGATGAATATCAAAAGAAAGAAGAAGGTGATAACTTTGATGAAAATTGGTTATTATTGCTTTTGTTATTGTTTAAAGATATTTCTTATTTCTATATTGTTTTAGGTATTATAAATACAATCAAACAAGACATTAAAAGATTTGTTGAAGATCAATTAGAACGTGGTGTACCCAAAGGTGCTATCATTACATTGCTTGGTTTATATTTATCTACAAGAAATATTATTAGGAGTCAAACCATTGCAAGAACTGAGATAACTAAAATAATGAACTTGGCATCTCAAAGTTGGGCCGAGTCACAAAAGAAAGTTTTGACTAAAAAATGGATTGTCACATTAGATGGAAAGGAAAGACCTTCACATAATGCAATGGCAAGTTATCCATCAATACCATTAAATGAAAAGTTTAATGTTGGAGGTAATTTAATGAGTGGGCCGGGTGATAATTCAGCACCACCAAGTGAATTAGTTAATTGCCGTTGTGGACTTATGTTTTTATAAATAATTTGGTAATTATGAATTTTTATTATATTTGCAATCAATAGTAGAAAATATGAGAGATTTAATATTTAAAAGCGAAGGGGAAATAAAAGATGTTAGCATCGAACAAAGAATCGTAACTGGTTACGCAGCTAAGTTTGGTAACATTGATTTAGTGGGTGATATGATTATGCCGGGTGCTTTTACTAAAACAATTAGTGAAAGAGGCCCAAGTGGTAAAAATGAAATTTGGTTTTTACATAATCATAGTACCGATTCTCCATTAGGAAAACCAACTATCTTACAAGAAGATAATTATGGTTTATATTTTGAGGCTAAAATTGTTGATACCGAAATTGGTGAAGATATATTAACTCTTTATTCAGAAGGTTTAATAAATCAACATTCAATTGGTTTTAATACTATTAAGCAAAAGAAGGTAGATGCGGTTAATGGAACACCGGCATACTATCAAATTCAAGAAGTTAAATTGTATGAATTTTCTTCGGTTCTTTGGGGTGCTAATCCGGATACTCCATTTATGGGGTTGAAGTCTTTAAATGCTAAAGGATTACAAGATAGATTCGATAAACTTTACAAGCAATTGAAAAGTGGAAATTTAATGGATGAAACTTATGAATTGTTAGAAATTGAGTATAACTTTATCAAGTCGGAATTATTTACACTAATCAATGAAAAAGAGAAGTCGGAACAACCCACTCCACCAATCATTGATCCAGTAGAAGAAGAACGCAAGAAAAGTGTTGAATTTTTG